TTGGTTTTGGATTACACGACCAACCTTGAGGACCACTGCCCGGATGGTGATCTGTTTGCACCTGTTGTGAAGGCTAGTAAGGCTGGTGGCGGTGGTGACGGAATGACCTGCATCTGCCCGTCTTGCTCATATGAAAATATGGTCAGCGTCAATCCGCAGTATTTTGACTATCCGTATGATGAGGCGGGCTATGCGCTCGATCTGGATGGTCGGCAGATCATGTCCGACTTTGGTCCAATCCCTGTGCATTTCGGTCGGCGTTGCATGGGGGTGGTGCAATCTGGCAAGCGCGGTGAGTATGAACGCTGCGGGTATCGCTGGACGTTTAAAGAGTGCCCAAATTGCAGCATGGAGAACGACATTGCAGCGCGACACTGTGCATTTTGCAAGTGCGAGATTGTCGATCCCAACGAGAAGCTAAAGGCTGATTTCAAGGCGCTGAAACGCGATCCCACGCGCTGGCAGACTGACCGTGTTCTTAGCATGTCAGCATCGCCCAACATTAGCCGCAGCGGCAACAAGACCCTGCGCGTTGAATGGGTGACGCCTTACAGGCAATTCACGACTTGGGTGATGCCTGAGGCCAAGCACATCAGAGGGCAGTCTCAATGGAACGCTTTTGATGCTGCTACGCAATGCGGGACGGTTGCGCCAAGGACCGTGACGTATCGCAAAGACGTTGAGAGCGGCTTCTTTGACATCCGCGCTTATAACCGCCCGGAGGACATAGAGCCAGAAGCGCCAAGCGTTGCGGAAATCGAGTGGAACCCATTTAGCGAGGAAGAAAAACATGCGGCTCAGTGATTTTCAAGACATCGCGCAGAATGGCGTGCTGACATTTGGTGATCTGGAGTTTCGCGGCAAATGCCCGACCGAGGAGCAAGAACAGATCACGTTTTTCGGTCGGTTGCGGCGCACGCATCCTGATACATGGGGGAAGATTGCTCTGCACCCGCGCAATGAGGGGCTGCGGATCGGCGGCCAGTTTGGCGCTGTGTCGAAGCACAAGGCCGAAGGCATGACGCCGGGCGCTTCGGACATCATTATTCCGGCGCGGGTGGCCTTTGTCTGCGAATTGAAGCGCCGCGATCCGACGCTTGGGAGGTGGCAGGATGGGCAGAAGGAGTATCTTGCCGCATCGGCCAAGGCTGGGGCATTTGCCTGCGTTGCGCTGGGCTGTGACGCGGCTTGGCAGGCTTTTGAGGCTTGGCTGGCGGCCAGTGATTTAGCCTAGCTTGCGCCCATAGAAGGCTTCCAGTTGTGCAAGCCTTTTTTGGATTGCAGCCTTTGCGTCATCGTCAAGGCGGTTTTCTTTGTGCAGTTGCAGCATGTAGCCTTTGAGTTCCTGCACGCCGATGATTGTTGCCACCTTTTCGGCATGTGTTGGCTCTTGCCCACGCGCCGAAGCACGCAGGCAATGCCATTCTGCTTTGCTCCTTTCGAGCCTCACCCTTCCCCCACCGCAATCTCACCGCCGCAGGCCAGATAGCCGCAGCCGTCGATCCAGTTGTCAGCATGGGCCGGGTTCGACTTGGCGCGGGCCAGCTTCAGCAGGGTCATCATCACGGCCACGTCGTGGGCGGTCACGATGGTGTCGAGGTGCGCGGTCCAGTACAGGGCGATGAGATTGAAATTGCTCTCCGCGTCGCCGTGCGTGTCTGCGCGATCCTTGGTGACGTATTCCTTGGCCGTGTCCAAAATCTCGGCGCGGTTCATTTCCACGTCCCCTTGTCGCGCAGGCTGTCGATGCCCGTGATCTCGGCCAGCCGGTTGCGGTAGATCGCACCGGGAGTGATGTTGTTCTGCATCCAGCGAGACATGCTGGATTTGGCGACGGGTACTTGGTCTGCAATCCAGCCAAGCTTGCGCCCGCCGTCCGCCGCCCACTGTCTGATTTGATCTTGAGCCTTCACGGCGTCCTCCTGTGCTTCGGTTCGATCTGTCTATGTGTGAAATAATTTTGCGTCAAGTGCATTTTTATGCTTGCATGAGGTATGGCAGGCTGTATGGTGGGGATACGAACTAGCAAACAAGGATGACCATCATGATCCACAAAATTCACCTGAAGCAAAGCGTTGGCGGTGTCCCGGCGTGCGCCTGCCGTGGCCAGCGCAACGGCAAGATCGTTCGCAACAGCCGCACCACATACCAACACATGTCGTCGGTGTCGGTCAGCCCCGAAGAGTTCCGCGCGACACCCGCCGAGGATCGCTGCGCCCATTGCTGCGACAGGTTCACCCCGATGATGAACGCGCGCCGCGCGCTGGCCGGGATGCCCCTGTACGCTGACGCAATGACGAAGACGCTGCTATGACCAACCTCGAACTCGAACTCAACAGGCTTGGCATTATTGCCAAGCCAGCACCCCGCCCCCAGCCAGCGGCCTACGCGCCGCCCCAGTGGAAACCAACTTACCCCGGCGAAGAGCCGCCGTTTTGATAGGAGACTAACATGACCAACATCACCATCACTATCACGCTCGACCAAGCTTACACCGCGATTGACTGCATTGACCGCGACATGGACTACAGCACGCACAGCGAGCCTAACTATCAAGACCTTGGTGAGATGCTGCACAACCTGCGCCGCGTTGAACTGCGTGAACGCCTGCGCGCCGCCATCAATGCAAACAAGGAGATTAAATAATGCGTATCCGCGACATCGCCGCCGACCTGATCGGGGCCATCGCAATCTTCGGCCTGCTTTGGGCTGGCTTCGTCTTCGCTCACGGTATGGGGTGGTAAAATGGCGATCAAACTTGGAGCAAAAGACACCCACATCGTGCTGACCGCGCTGTGGGATTACCGCGAGACGCTGACCAACATTCCCGGTGACGTGTCCAGCCCGCACATTGAGGCCAAAATCGACAGCGTTGACCGCCTGATCAAAGCCTACAAGAAATCATACTTCGCCTTGGACAGATTGGGGATCATGTAATGACCAAAGAAGAATGCCGCGCCTACATCGCCCGCAAGCAGGAGCAGATCGACGATCTAGAAAAGAGATACGGAACGGGCGTCAGGCCGTCATGGGTCGGGGAAGAGATTATGATCCTGATCCACTATCAACGTGACGCAGAAGACCAACTTGCATATCTGGAGAAAAACAATGCAGCCGACTGAACTTATCGTAACAAACCGCCTTCAGACAGGCACCACCTTCGCCGTGCTGGCCGACGACATGACGCAGAACGTGTTCATCCCCAGCAAGCTGGCGCTTGATGCCAGCCTGCGCCCCGGCCAGAAGGTCATGGCGCAGATCGTACCTAACATGAGCCAGCCCGAGAAGACACCGTGGCTGGCGATCTCGCTGGAGGATGCCGCGCCTGTATCACGGAATGATACGCTGGGTGCCTTCATCCTCGGCAACCTGCAAGCCGATGGCCGCGCCACCGTCGAAGAGATCGCCGAGGATATGAACATGGCTGACGACAAGATCGCAGCCAAGCTGGCCGAGCTGGTCGCAGCTGGGCGTGTGGTGCGGCTGACCTGCTTCGATCTGCCGGAGGATGTGGCATGATGTTCTGGCGCAAGGAACCAAAGACCCTGCCGCACCGCGACGTGCAGGCAGAGGCGGCACTGGGCATCAACAATGCGGCATCTGTGCTGCCACCCAAGAGGTTCATGGACCTCGTCTACTGGGCTATTATGACCAACCGCCAGATCACGGTCGAGGACATGGACGCGCTGGCCAATCGCCTGTCGCGGGCGGCTTGGGAACGGGGACGGAGATGAAAGAACTGACAAGAGAAGCCCAGCAGGGCGCGATCCACATGAAGTTTGGCTTCCTGCCCGTGTTTATGGTCCGTGTGGCGGTGCCAAGCTCCGCGCCGGGGATTTGGAAGTGGGGTCGCTGGCGCTATGCGCGGCTGACTGAGGTGGTCGACCTGAACTCGCGGCTGATGGGGACATGGAGGGACTGACATGAGTGACAACCCCGTTCAACGGTGGCACGCCCACAACCCCGCCGCCACGCCCACGCACGCCGATCTCAAGAAGGGAGCGGCATATGCAGTGGGCTTTGCGGACGGCCATAAGCAAGCCGACCGCATCGAAGCCCTGACTGAGGCCCGCGATACGATGACCAACCTGTGGGCCAAAGAAGCTGCCGAGAAACAAGTGGCTCTTGGTCGCATCGAAGCCCTGAACGCCAAGCTGGCGAAGGCGGTGGAGGGGCTGCGGGAGATTGCGGGTGAGTGCGGTTGCTCAACAGCCCGCGCCATCATCGCCGAGATTGAGGGAGAGAAGGGATGAGCAGTCTTAAACTATACAGAACGACCAAAGGCGAGATGGAGCGAATCTTGTGCGACATCACATATCCGCATCCTGTCTACTTCGACCGACCTTCTAAGCGGCTTGCAAAGCATGATCTCAAGGTAATGTTGCGCGAGCGGGCAGAGGAGGCCAAACGCATCATTGATATGATGGAGCGCATGGCTGAGGCCAATGTCGAGAACGCGAGGCTTCGAGATTACATCAACGCCCTGCATGACTTCCACAACGCATTTGGTTTTTTCACTGTGGAAGCGCCCGGTAGACCGCATCTTTGGGAAGTGTAGCCAATGCCCCGTGACGCCAGCAACAGCCCCGGCGCGAGAGCGTTGAGGCAAGCGGGCTACGTCAAGTTGCCTGCGTGGTGGGTCACGCAGGAGCAGTTCGAGTTGATAGAGTATATGTGCCGAGGCAATCTTGAAGAAATCAATCGCATCAAAAGCGAGGCAGAGGCTTGCCAGCCACGGTGGCAATCAGATAGTTAATGCAAGCGAGGGGCGCATACGAAACCTGCGGTTTTGTATTGGTCGACGGTCAGACTGCGCTACGGCTCATCTTCATCAAGCGCCCCTCGCGATTATCCAAGCAGCTTCGCCAGCGTCTTCGGGCCAGCCACGCCGTCAGCAGTCAAGCCGTTGCGGGCCTGCCACTTCTTCAAGGCGTTTTCTGTGCCTTGGCCAAAGTCGCCGTCAGCCTTGATGCCGAGCTTGGCCTGCATACGCTTTACAGGCTCGCCCTTGGCACCTTTACGCAAAACTTGTGTCACTGCATCGGTGATCTGCGAGTTGACGACGGCTTCGATCTTCCCGCCCAACGCCGCCATCGCCTTCGCATAGCGTTGTTGGCGGTCAGATAGGCCGATGTCGCCCCCGTTAATGATCTTCGTGAGCCTCACTTGGTCGCCAGTGTCTGCGACTTCGTTCAGGTTGCGGCTGTCCCAGAACCACAGTGCGCTTTCAAGTGCGCCCTTCTTGGTCAACAGGTAGGCAGCGGCTTCCTCTGCGGTCATGCCGATGGTCTTGCCGAAGGCCGTCGTATTCGCACGGCCGGTGACTTGCTTGAGACCTTTGCCAGAAAAAAGCCAGCCGTCGCCATCCTTCACATTGCCAAGAGCGCCGCCCTTGGAGCGGTTCTTGTCCATGTAAACATAGTTGGCAATCTTCTCGGGCTTGCCTGCATACTCGGCGGCGTTCTCCTTGCCGGGGCCGAAGTAGCGCGGGAACACCTTCAGGAGGGTGGCCTCCTTGTAGTTCAGGTTCTCCTGCAAGACCCGGAAGTCCATGCTCTCATGGGCACACTGGGCGATGAAGCCAGCGATCCGCTTGTCGGTGGTGATGCCGTACTTCGGCAGCATCTCATTAAGAGCGGCGCACCACTCACCGACTTCTTTATTGGTCGGGATCATAGCCGCAAGTTGGGCTTCGGTCAGAAGGCTCATTGTCTATCTCCTCATTCACACCAGGATTGTTTCGCATCGCCCTTGTAGGGACGAGCCAGGCCGGCAGAGATCAGGCTTTCAGCTAGGCTCTTGTGGTCTAGAAAGATGGTCCCCAGCACCCGGCCACCGTACTTGTCCCACTTCAAGATCTTGACATCGACCTCAAGCGCATTCGCAACCGCGTCTTTTGTAAAGGCGCTGGCTTTCTTAGCCAAAGCTGCTTCCGCATCGCATTGAGCGCGAGGTGCCTTTTCGGGCGTGTCGATGCCGATGACCCTGATTGAGAGTTTGGGCGGCAGGGGCGACGGAAGAAAATCCACCGCAATCTCCACGGTATCGCCGTCAATGATGCGGGTGATCTCATAAGCATGAGCAGGCGCAGCCGTCAGCAGGAGCAGGGACAGCCACTTCATTTCTTGGGTCTCTTGATCGGAACCTTCTTGGTGATTGCACCAAGCACAGCTTCCTGCGCCATGTCCTTGCCCATGCCGCCAAGCAGATCACCCACGTTGCCCGTGGCCGCCGCCTTGATCGCGTTCTCCACCGGATCAGGCAGGTTCACCTTATCCAGCACTGCATCAACGGCTTTCTCTTTGAGCCTGCGGCCCATGAACATTCCAATCATGCGTCCGATCATTGTGGCGTCTCCTGTGTTGGCGGCTCGTCGTCGCCGCGCTTGTTCCGACTATTGCCCGCAGCTAGTACGCCAGACAAAGCGCCTACTAGAAACGAGGTGATTGGCGTGAGGATTGAGAATAGCGCCCTATCGTTTTCACTGCTCTCGCCAAGAGGCTGGGTCACGAACACCAGCGAGTAAAGGATGATGAAGATGCTGCCGCCCAAGATCATGGTCAGCGACACGCCAATGAAGTAGCGCAGCTTGGCTTCCAGAAAATCAGGATCGTTCTTGCTCATGGCGCGGCCCCTCCAGTTAGGTCTTCAGCGCAGTTTTTGGTGCGAAGGCAGATCGGGGGCTGACACTCAAGTGCAGACCAGTTCGCCGGGTCTTGGCAGGGATAACGGTAGAACCCGTCACCGCTGAAGTAGAAGATCAGACCGATGCCAACGGCAAAGGAAGGCCATATCCAATGTTCAAGTGCCATTACCACCTCCCCATGTAGCGACC